CCGGGATCATACGCCAGTCGGAACGCTAATCAGAAGCGAGCAGATCCCATTGAAGGGAATACCCGTTAGGACCGGCGGCATGCTCTAGCAGGGCCTCGATAATATCAGCCGGGATAGCCGCCGGGTCACCATAGGCGCCGAGCCGAATGTTACGGCCCCGGCCGACTTCCGGCAATTCCCAAGTAAAGGCGGCGAGATACTTCCCGGCCCGTAGCGATTTCCAGACGTTCAACGGCCCTTGAAATAACGTGACATAACAGGCCCGATTGCGGGCGGTTCCCTTTTCCTTATCCGGGGCCGGGTCGCCTTTAAATTTGCAATTCCCACAGATTCCGAAATCGAGGCCGAGCCGGTTAATTTCGAGCGGGTCTTTGTCGCTATCGGCGAGAATATAAACTTGATCCATGGCGCCGGTTTTTTTGTTCGAACTGGCCGGGATAATAACGGCGACAATAGGCGATTGGTCGATCATAGAGGGGCCCCGGTAAATTATCCGGGCGCTAATTTTTTTAGACATAATCATGCTCTCTTTTTTGCTAGTGAATTGAGCCCGCCACCACAGCAGGCCCCGCTATAAAATCAGAAAATGGGCACTAGTGCAATACTAAACCACTAAGAATGGCGGCAGGGAGGCAAAGAGAGGGGAGGGGTCTCAAAAAAAATTCAAGGGCATTAACTAGGGAATCTAGTATGGAAATTTTATTATAAGTAAAAATACCAATAAAAAGTGCTACTTAATGGTTTGACGCGCCAGTAAAAAGAAATATATTCAAACTTGAATAAAAATAAGGAATAGAGCATGCCGAAGGTGCCCAGCTACATTACATCCGAACTGGCAAGAGAAATAGCCATGGGTTTATTAGAGGCCGCTGAAATGGCTGAATTAATTTCATCTCCTGTGTGTCTGATTGAAACTCGACGAACCGTAGTTGCTTCATCTAATCTTCCGGAAGTGGACAGTGATAGGTATGTTATTGTGCCCGTTGATTACGACGAGTTTTCGATGACGGTAGGGGAAGAAATGGCCCAAAAAGAGTCTAAAAAAGAGCCTTAATCACAAAAGAAGCCTCATTTAGGAGGTTTTTCACAAGAAGTAGAGTTGTTTCTGTCGTTTTCGTAATTGACGCGCCAGTAAAACTTTTGTTAGTGTATTAGTACGTGGGTTTGGTTCCCACTTGTATCACTAGCAAAAGAGGTTCGTCATGAAAGCCAAATATGTACAGAAAAAGACTCAACGTAAGAATTCTATATGGGTAGTTAACCCTCCCAATGCATGGAAGCAGTCAATTGCAGCGACGTACATGCAATTTGATACGGAATCTGAGGCTCGAGACTATTCTAGGGAACTCGAGCGAGATCACGAAGTTTATCTACGTAAAAATGGCTTAGACAGTCAAAATGTGGCAATGGCAAACATGCGGACGGTCGCAGGCATCGCCATGCACTACAAAACCAGCCCTTCTTATAAAAAATTAGCTCTTAATAGCCGAAAATTGTACACAAACATACTTTCTGAGGCCTTAGAATTCAGAATTGGGGGCAGCAATGTGCGTTTTGGCGACATGTTGGCTCGTTCTGTGACGCCAGAGCATGCAGATAAAATGTATGAGCAGATATGTGACTTACACTCGGCCCATAAAGGCACTACAATTGTTAAAATCTTGCGGAAAGTATGGTTTAACGCCTTCCGACACGGAAAAGTGACTGGAAACCCCTTTTCTAAGATGGGTTTGCCCGGATTGCCTCCCCGAGAAGTACTGTGGGCAGAAGAAGAGGTGATGCGGTTCATTGCGACTGCGGACGAGATGGGAAGGAGCAGTATAGGCACACTATGTCTGCTCTGTTTTGACCTATGCCAGCGGCCCGGCGACATGCTGAGCCTTGTCCGTGATAATTTGAACGATGGTGTATTCAAATTCGTTCAGCAGAAGACTAAAACTCCTATGACTATACTAGGAAGCCCCAGACTTCTAAAACGCCTCGAAGATTTCCCTACCGACTCTGACCATTTCGTTGTGTACGAGGCTACAGGCCGCCCGTACGTCGATAGGTCTGTCTATAACAAAGCTGTGCGTAAGGTTCGAGAGGCGGCTGGCCTGCCTAGCCACTACCAGATGAGAGACATGCGAAGAACCGGCGCTACTCTATTGGGTGAAGCAGGATGTACTCACGACGAGTTGAGGGCGATAACCGGGCACAAGTCAGCCGACGTGCTGAGAATTTATGTAAGAACCACTGAACAGCTTGCTGGAAATGCCCAGCGCAAACGATTTGGGGAATAATATGTACATTCAAGAAGAATTTATTACCGACGAAGATGAGCTTTTAAAGTTTAGCAGTAAGGAAAGTTGGGCAGACCAATTCCAGCATCAAACTATGTGGTACGAAGGGTGGTGGAAGAGGGAGCCTGAGAACGTATGGGAGGAGACCGTACGCAAGATCTGGGAGCCTTTAAAGGTAGACCAAGAGAAGACCCATGGGTTTGAGTTTTGGATCAACGTGCTACCTACAGGAGGGTTCCTGAACTGGCATCAAGACAAAGATGAAATGGAAGCTAACGATACTGGCAAAGTGATTACCCCAAAGAAAGGTACGCTGTACTACCCAGTACCGCACGTCGTGTCTGGAGGCTATCTAGAGGTGCAGAACGAGCAGCATGAGATTGAGAGGATTGCCCCGGCCTTTAACCGGCTAATTATCTTTGACTCTAGCCTGCTGCACCGGGTGAGTCCCGTATACCATGGCCCTAGATTTGTATTTATTACGAATCTTTGGGAAGAGCATACACCGAAGGCGTTTCAACCTACTTAGGCCCCTTCAGCACGACGTTTAAGTGATAAAAATAGCCATATTTCAAACTTTTTCGTACTTTTCTAACTTCTAACTATTTTTATTCAATTAAAACAACAAAATGGTAGGCCCGGCAGGACTTGAACCTGCGACCAATCCGTTCCCTGTATATACCGTAAAATCAGATACTTAAAATGCTATTCAGTTATAAACCTCATAACTAGTGTAATAGTAAATGTATGATTAGTGCTAGACAGATGTTTTAGTTAATGTTATTTTTGCGAGGCCCCGCAGCGGGCCGAGCTACCTTCTTGGAACATGTTTATGGCCACGTATGCGGAACAACTTGATCTCATCAAAGACCTCCCAATCAATGAAGGTGAGACTAGATGTATAGATTGCCCGTTCTGTCGTGGTCGTTATACATTTACCCTGACAAATAATGATGGCTCCGTCATTTGGAATTGTTACAAAGCAAGCTGCGGATCATACGGGGCTAAACGGGTTGGATATAGCAGTTCAGGTCTTCGTTCAAAACTGTCTGGGGTACCTGCAGCTAAGATTAAAGCCCCAACTAGACTTGTACCTGATCTCCTCTGCGACCCCTCCCAACATCCCCGTGCCATGAAATACCTTGAGGCCAATAATTGTGTATTTGCGTACGAGGCTAATCGGGCCAGTATAAAGTATGATCCTGTATCTGACCGGGTACTGTTCATGATGAATGATGGTACAGGTGCCGTAGGTAGAAGCTTAAAGGGAGCCAAGCCTAAGTGGCTTTCGTTCGGGGACTCCAGTGGTCTGTTTGTCTCTGGGCAGTCTCCTGAGGCAGTTGTAGTCGAAGATGCGGCCAGTGCGTGTTCAGTTTCCGCTACTAATGTGTACACAGGGGCCGCATTATTGGGCACGAACATCAGCCCTACACAGTTAAGACAACTTAAACGGTTTACTAAGGTTATTATTGTTCTTGACAGAGATGCCTCAAAAAAGGCAATACGATTACGTAACGAGTTAGGTCAGATCGCCCATTGCACGGAGGCTACCGTAAAATTTACTACGGAAGATTTAAAGCACTGTTCGGTAGAAGAGACCTTGCTAATCTTAGGGAGTAATAACCGATGAAATCGAGAGGAATAGTAATAATTGACTATGAATTTCCAGAAGGCTACATGCAAGCCGCGGAAGAACAGAAGAAGCTAACCGAAGCCGTAGAGTCTTTGGTAAGAGGAAATCCAAGGGTAGTGTTCAGTGAAATTGATATGCGAGAGCGTCGCGGAGACCATAAGCCAGACATTAAGCGTATGAAAATAAGACTAAGTTAAAGGCTACAAGTATCTATCAATTATAAAAGAACCTTGCTCCGGCGAGGTTTTTTTATGCTCGTATCTATTCACTAGTGTATTAGTTGTGCTACAGTTCGTGTGTCACTAGCAAAAGAGTAATACACTTATGGATACTAAAATCCTCAAATCCCTGTTAAATCAAGATATTTACCAACAAAACCTGTCCTCTCTATCAGAATCATTATTCGAGGGAACAAGCAAAGTCATCTACAAATGTATTTGTGCAGGCCACAACAAGTACATGCGAGACCTCACCCAAGACGATCTAGAAGGGCTCTACGTCCTCAACCACCCGGTTGCTACCCGTGCTGAGAAAGAAGAAATCTCGGACTACGTGTGCGCGGTCATGTCGTCTTCAGACATGCAGGCAGACATCGTCAGCGATTTAATTACTGAGCTTTGGAAGCGGTCACTGGGCCACAAGATTGCCAACATGGGAATCGAGATAAGTGAAGGCTCTGCCGATGCCATGCAGCGTCTGGAAGCCGTCATCAGCGGATCGAGAGACAGCCTACTACCAAACGACTTCGGCCCTAATACAACAAAAGACATTGATGCCCTGTTGGCAATGACCAGTGACGATGCCCGGTGGGAGTTTAACATCCGTACTCTCAGCCGCCATGTCTATGGGATTGGCCCCGGTGAATTTGGTACTGTTTTTGCCCTGCCCGAAACTGGCAAGACCGCCTTTGTCGTCAGCCTGTGCTGCGGCCCGTGTGGCTTTTGTGACCAAGGCGCTAAGGTTCTCTACTTGGGTAACGAGGAAGAGACGCGCCGTACCATGCTTCGAGCCATGCAAAGCTGGGCAGGTATGACTCGCGAACAGATCTCAAAAGACCCTCGTAAGGCTCACGATTTATTCCGACAGATCGAAAGTCGCATTGAGATGAAGGATATCCAAGATTGGGACATGGCTAATATCGATGCATTCCTTGAGAAAGAGAAGCCCGATGTAGTCGTAATCGACCAAGGGGATAAGTGCCACGTCACAGGTAATTTCTCGGCCACGCACGAAAGGTTGCGAGAGGTGTACAGAAGCTTGCGTGAATTAGCTAAGCGTCATCAGTGCGCAGTTCTGACCGTCTCACAGGCAAGTAATGAGGCTCGTGGTAGGACGAAGCTCTCCGGGTTTGATATGGAAGGTAGCCGCATTGGCAAGATGGCAGAGACAGATCTCGTCATAGGCGTAGGTAAGCATGAGACCACCGACGATGCCGACCCAGACAATACACGATACCTAACCATCTCCAAAAACAAGCTGTCCGGCTGGCACGGCACCGTAATATGCCAGATAGAGCCGGAGGTATCTCGCTATGTCGAATAATGTCTTAGTTCTAGATCTTGAGACTACCGTTTGCGATACCAACGGAAACAAGGACAACAGCCCTTTCCATCCTAAGAACCGTATCGTCTCTGCGCATTGGCGTAGGGTCGTTGATGGGGTTATTGGCGAGCCCCAGAGAGCCATCTTCTTTCACAATGAGAAAGATGGGTGTGATGACCCTAGCGAACTGAAAGAAGCATTAGCGTGGGCAGATGAGATGGTCGCTCACAATGCAAAGTTTGATGTTATGTACCTGCTCGAAGCCGGGTTTGAGATACCGGAGCGAGTACACTGCACGATGATAGGCGAGTACATCTTTGCTAGGGCTCAGAATATACCAAAGAGTTTGAAAGAGACGGCGATACGGCGTGACGTAACTCGGAAGAAAGATGATCTGGTCGGGGTTCTGTTTAAGCAAGGCACAGGTTTTGAGGCCATGCCCTTGGATCTAGTTATAGACTACGCGGATACCGACGTACTTTCGTGCGCAGAGATATATCTGCAGCAAGTCTCCGACTTAGAAGAGCCTGAGAGCCAGTCACTGGCGCCGGTATTCGATTTGATGAATGAGATGCTCCTGTTCTTGGTGGAGATCGAGCGTAACGGCATAACCATAGATGAAGATGAGTTAGATAAGGTTGAAGCGGAGTTCTTGGCCGAGCAGGCCACCCTAAAAGCGTCTTTAAACGAAATTGTAGCCGACGTCATGGGGGATACCCCAATCAACCTAAACAGCGGAATTGATATGACCAAGGTCGTGTACAGCCGCGAAGTGGTTGACCGAGAGTATCATAAGCGGGCTTTTAAAATAGGCACTGCGCCTAACGGTAAGCCGCTGCCTACTCCCCGTATGTCTACGTCCATGTTTGCAAACACTGTTCGCAAGTCGACTACTCGCGTCCTTAAGACCATCGCAGAGCATTGTATTACCTGTAACGGCCGAGGCGTGGTTCAGAAATACAAGAAGAATGGTGAGCCTTGGAAGCTGCAGTCAAAGTGCGTGTCGTGTGAGAGTCGAGGCTATCTGCTAAGAAAGACTGGCAACGTAGCCGGGCTAAAATTAATACCTACGGGCCCCGAGGATGCCAGCGCCAATGGCTTTAAAACCGACAAGATCACTATCGGTAAACTTCTACGGCAGGCTAAGCAAAAAGATAACCTGCGAGCCATTGAGTTCTTAACTAATCTTATGAGGCTGAATGCCGTCTCTACGTACCTAGACTCATTCGTGGCGGGCATAAAGACATGGAAGAGGCCTTCCGGGTTACTCCACGCCCAGTTTAACCAGACTGTCACAAAGACGGGCAGACTTAGCTCCTCGTATCCGAACTTCCAAAATCTCCCGAAAGGCGGCAAGTTTCCTGTCCGACGCTGCTTAGTATCTAGGTGGGAAGGAGGAAAAATACTGGAGATGGATTACTCGGGCTTGGAGTTTCGGGTTGCGGGGGAGTTATCCCGTGATGAGCAAATCATAAGTGACGTGCTTAACGGCAAAGACGTCCATTCTCAGACAGCCTCAATCATTAACCAGTGTGATATCAAAGACGTCACTAAAGACATGAGACAGGCCGCTAAGGCGTATACGTTTGCCCCACTTTATGGAGGCATGGGGGCAATGGAAGCCCCTCACGTTAAGGAATACTTCAATCAATATTTCAACATCTACGCAGGCTTAGGTGGATGGCATAAAACATTAATGGATGGAGTGCTCCAGACGGGCATTGTCCAGATCCCTTCCGGGCGACAGTTTGCTTTTCCTAATGCCCGGAGAACAGGTAATGGGAGAATTAGTAACGCTACACAAGTAGTTAATTTCCCAGTACAAAGCTTTGCGACCGCAGATATAGTTCCCTTGAGTTGTATCCGTGCTTTGCGAAGATTCCGTGAGCTAGACCTACGTTCGAAACTAGTCCTGACAGTCCATGACAGCATCGTTGTTGATGTTTACCCTGAGGAAACGCAAGTAGTGCTCCAAGCGTTGAACTGGGCCATGGAAGAGATTGGTGAAGAGCTCGTAGAGAGGTTCGAGTACAGTCCAATTTTACCTCTGACTACGGAAGCAGAGATTGGTGTTAATTGGATGGAAACTACACCAATAAGTGTTGCTCAATGACATTTGTAATTGTAGTATCTAATAGTAAATTTAAAAAACCCACCCTTACTTAAGGAAGAAATATATGAGTACTGAAGTAGCAACAATTTCGAACGCTGAAGCTCAGCAAATAGCCCAGCTATTAGGTGCGTCGGAAGCTCCTGCACAAGCCGGAGATCGATTGCCAGTCCTAAAAATAAACAGCATGCGAAAGGACGCGAGCGGCAGAAAGATACCTGAAGGTGAATTTTACCTGAAGGGCGATGGGATCGAGGCAGTGTACGCCGAAACGGTAAGCCTCCGGGTCTTAAGCCAGTTGTTTCAGTGGCTGCACTACGACCCTGAAGAGAATAGGGTAAAGAACAAGACACTCCTCATCCCAAATTTCAGACATGAAGCTCGGGATATGCTCGGTACCTTACGATGCGGAAAGCCTACTAGCGCAGTATTGCGTGAAGCCTCAAAGGACGAGCAAAAGAAGTATGCTGACATCAAGTGTTTCCGTCAGTTACGTGCGCTTGTTTCTTACACAGGCAAGGACGCTGACGGCACAGAGGTTAAGGTTGAAAACCAGCCGTGCATACTGCTTCTGAAAGGCAGCAACTTCTCTCCATTCGAAGATGAGTTTGCGAAGGCTATTCCTCGTGGGGCTAACCTTTACGACTACAACTGCGACGTGAGCGCGGAGGAGCTGCAGAACGGCTCCGTAGTGTACTATGTCATGCACTTTAAACCCCATCTTAAGACCAAACTTGATCTTGACGATGACACCCTTCACACGATGTTCGCTATGGCCCAGATGATCAAGGGCGAGAATGACAAGATCGATGCCGCGTATCAGAAATCGATGAGGCAAGGCCAGTTATCCGACGATGCGATAGATTCACTGGCTGAAGAGCTAGAGGATGCTCTCGAAGTTTAAGCATACGTGCTCGCGCACCTTGGGGGAGGGTCACACCTCCCCATTTTTTTCTCTTCGAGGTTACTTATGAATTTATCAAGTTTGTACCAAGCTAAGCTTCACAACGTGCTCGAAAAACTATCGAATAACGATGCCGTAGAATACGACGATGCATGGGTAGAAGATGCTGGCGAGATGTTTAAAGCAGCTCTACGCAAGCAGCTTACTCCGCGTGAAAAAGGCTTTCGCCTACGTATGTCTAATATAGGCAGGCCGCTATGTCAGTTGCAGCGTGAAAACTTAGGTTTAGAGCGGGAGCGGATGCCCTACAATCATATTGTTCGCATGATGCTGGGCGACGCAACTGAGTGCATTATGGAAGTTTTGCTCCGAGTTGCTAAGCTGCCTATTACTGGAGGCAAGTCACAAGCAACGCTGAAGTTCGATGATGTAGTTGTCTCAGGCGAGAATGACATCGAACTCGACGGCAGGGTCTATGACACCAAGAGCAGCAGCCCATGGGCGTATGAAAATAAATGGAAAGCCGGGTACGCAGGCCTCGTTAGAGAGGATGCATTTGGCTATGGCGCCCAGCTGTATGGCTACAGCAAAGGCACTAAGCAAGAGCAGGGCGGATGGATTGTCGTTAACAAATCTTCCGGAGAAACACTTTTTGTAGAGGCCGACCCAAGCCCGCAGCAAGTGGAAGATTTAGAAATGGATATCATTAAAACGGTACAGGCCGTGTCGACTAACGCGGACTTAGTTCAATGCTTTGAGCCTACGGTCGAGTACTTCCGTACGAAGCCTACTGGGAACAAGCGCCTGCACACCACCTGTACTTTCTGCGCTTACAAGAAGTCCTGTTTCCCTAACGCTGTCCAGAAGCCTCAGGGCGGATCTAAGGCGCAGAATCCTCGTTACTATTGGTACTCGGAGTACAAGGAAAATGCAGAAAGCTAAGTGTAATCACTGTCGCTCCCAAGCTTCAGTTGAAACGGACGGGCTTACTTACTGTGCCTCGTGCTGGATTAAGTACCGAGGCCCTAGGGAAGATACTTACTCACTAAACTCCGCCACTCTTTCTGAAGCGGCTAGGAAGGTACGTGCCAAAATATAACACTAGAGAAAGGGCAATTCGCGCCGGGTATCGGTCGGGACTAGAGCTAGACATCGCAGACCAGATTAAGAAATTTAATCGCTCTGCAGAGTACGAGCCATTCAAGATCCCGTACCTGATCCCAGAAAGCTTACACACATACACGCCGGACTATGTCTTGGCCAACGGGATCGTCATTGAGTCGAAGGGCCGATTTATGCTCGAGGATAGAAAAAAACATCTCTTTATTCGAGAGCAACACCCCGAGCTCGATATCCGTTTTGTGTTCAGTCGCAGTGGTACTCGCATTCGAAAGAATTCGAAGACGACCTACGCAGACTGGTGCCGGAAGCATGATTTTGAGTTTGCTGACAAGCTCATCCCTGCGAACTGGTTTAAGGTTAAGAAGAATACGCAAGCACTTACTAAAATTAAAGAATTTGAGGAAAAGAGTGATGTCAAAAAAAGAAAATGAAGACACTGAAAGCGGGGTGTATGTAGAACTGACCAGCGGAGAAAATGGGAGCCTTAGCTTTGGGGCATCTGAGTTCTTTGCTGAGGATGAGTCAGAGGACGTTAAAGAGTGGCTGCGCAATATTGTGTACGGGATTTACTACGCCGTACATATTCACCCGGAGATGCTTCTATCTTTCGGTGAGGTAGCCCGTCAGAGCGAGGGTTTCTGGGAGTTTGCTAATCCTGACAACACGCCTCCGGAAGATGCGGGTACGCCAATGACGTACACCGGCGAGGATGCTGAGGTGATCGACTTAGCCTCGTTTAAGAAACCTAATGACAAAGGGGTACACTGATATGGCTACTGCACATTTACCCCCTTTTGGCGATGTCGACAAGTCTGTGAGATCTCCTGTCAGCCCGGTTCGGGTTAAAGACAGGACAAAGACCTCCAGCGACGGCGGTTCTACCGACTATTACAAGCTCCCAGAGCATGCCTCAGAGCTTCGCCACCTCATTAGTTACAAGGCGATGAGCAAGGCGCGAGGGGACATCTTTAAGGCCTGTTACCGCCTCAATGAGAAGGACGGCGTGGATACTCTCTACGACCTTAATAAGATGAAGTTTTTCATCGAAGATTTAATTGAAATGCACAAACGCGGGGAGCACCTCTGATGGATTTAGACGATTATCAACATAAGGCCGCCGGGACTTCTATTTACTCAGACGATATAAAAGTCATGTACCCGGCACTCGGCCTTACGGGAGAGGCTGGCGAAGTCGCCAATAAAATAAAGAAAGTCTACCGGGACAAAGGAGGAAAGTTTACATTCTCTGACCGGGAACAAATCGGCGCGGAGATTGGGGATGTATTATGGTACGCCGCTAACCTTTGTTCAGATTTAGGGCTGTCTCTAAGTGAAGAGGCCCAGAGAAATTTAGATAAATTAAATTCACGCATGGCGCGTGGTGTAATTGGCGGAAGCGGGGATGCCCGATAGGGCGATTAGGTATTAAAATGACAATAAAAGTAGATTATCGAAGGGACGAGCTGTTTGATGAGTTGGGCCTCAGCCGCCTCCGTGAAAGTTATATGCGCGACGACGAAGTTAGCCCGCAAGAGCGGTTTGCATTTGTTTCAGAGAAGTTTTCAAGTAGTCCAGAGCATGCTCAACGCCTATATGAATACAGCTCTAAACACTGGCTCTCGTACAGCACTCCTATTCTGAGCTATGGTCGAGGGAAGCGAGGTTTACCTATAAGTTGCTTCCTGTCTTTTCTAGACGACTCGGCTGAAGGATTAGTAGACACTTTGTCAGAAGTTAACTGGCTGTCTATGCTGGGCGGTGGTGTGGGCATACATGTAGGCATCCGTGGGGTGGACGATAAGTCCGTTGGGGTGATGCCCCACCTACGTGTCTACGATGCCTCCAGCTTAGCCTATAGACAGGGCAGGACTCGTAGAGGCTCCTACGCGGCCTTCTTAGACGTTAGCCATCCTGACGTGCTCCAGTTCATGGAACTACGGAAACCTACCGGAGATCAAAACGTACGGACACTTAACCTGCACCACGGCGTCAACCTTTCCAACAAGTTTATGGAAGTGGTCGAGAAGGCCATGCGTGACCCGGACTTTGATGACACATGGGAGCTCAAGAGCCCTCACTCAGAAGAAGTTGCCAGTACAGTTTCCGCCAGAGATTTATGGCAGCGGCTACTCGAGACTAGGATGCAGACGGGGGAGCCTTACTTAATATTTATCGACAATGCTAATGATAAGCTGCCCTCGTGGCTTACGGATAGGGGCCTGACTATTAACGGCTCTAATCTTTGTACGGAGATCTTCCTGCCTACGAGCAAGGAGCGGACTGCTGTATGCTGCCTGTCGTCGCTTAATCTCGAGCACTATGACGAGTGGAAGGACGAGCCTCTGCTCATTCAAGACACATTAGAAATGCTCGATAACGTACTGCAGTACTTTGTTGATAATGCCCCAGACTCTATTTCACGGGCTCGGTTAAGTGCTGAGCGAGAGAGAAGTGTGGGCCTAGGGGCAATGGGGCTACATGCGTACTTCCAAAAGAACAATATAGCATTTGATTCAGTCTCGGCTAAGGTGCTCAACCTACGCATCTTCAAATCCATTAATGAGAAGTGCTTAGAAGCGGACGCGGTATTGTGTGCTGCGCGTGGGCCGTGCCCAGATGCCGCTGCTGCAGGAATCTCTCGCCGTTTCAGCCACGTCAATGCTATCGCACCTAACGCATCCTCGTCTCTAATTATGGGGAATACTAGCCCTAGTGTAGAGCCTTATCGCGCTAACGTGTTTCGGCAAGACACTATGTCAGGGGCCTTCGTCACTAAGAATAAATTTCTTATGAAAAGACTTCGAGAACTAGGCATGGACACCGATGAAGTCTGGGCCGACATCATAGCTAACGACGGCTCCGTACAGCACCTCGATATCAGCGACGAAATCAAGGAAGTATTTAAAACTGCCATTGAGTTAGACCAACGCTGGTTGGTGGATCTCGCTGCCGACCGACAAATGTACATTGATCAAGGCCAATCCCTGAACCTGTTCTTTAGCCCTGACGTTAATATCAAATACCTCCATGCGATCCATTTCTTGGCATGGAAGATGGGCCTTAAGAGCCTGTACTACTGCCGATCTGACAAGCTTAGGAAAGCTGACCGGGTAGGCCGAAGGGTAGAGAGAATGCGTCTAGAAGACGATGTGGATTTAATTGCAGTAGCAGACGGCGATGTCTGTGTTGCGTGTGAGGGATAAGATGATGGCTAAGAAGAAATTAAAACTAACCGATGAGCGAAACTTCTATAAGCCGTTCAACTATCCGTGGGCGTTCGACGCATTTAAAGCCAGTGAGCAGATGCATTGGCTGTGGACGGAAGTTCCTATGCTTGAAGACGTCAAAGATTGGCAAACCCGGCTTACTGAAGGGGAGAAGGACTTTCTCACAAAGATTTTCAGGTTCTTTACTCAAGGCGATATAGATGTTGCGGGGGCTTACGTGACGAACTACCTGCCCGTATTCCCTCAACCAGAGATCCGTATGATGCTCTCTAGTTTTGCTGCGAGAGAGTCTATCCATATAGCTGCGTACAGTCACCTGATTGAGACGCTAGGTATGTCAGATTCCTTGTATAATGAATTTCTGCAGTACGACGCCATGAAAGAGAAGCACGAGTACTTTATCGAGCAGCAGAAGGGCCCTGATGTAGCAGCCCAGATTGCAGCGTTCTCTGCATTTACAGAGGGAATGCAGTTGTTCTCAAGCTTTGTTATGCTTCTTAACTTCCCTAGGCACGGCAAGATGCGTTCGATGGGGCAGATAATTGCGTGGAGCATTGCTGATGAGACTCTTCACACAGAAAGCATGATTAAGCTGTTCCGTGAATACATTAAAGAGAACCGGGAGCTGTGGAACGATGAGCTAAAGAGCAAGATCTATACTATTGCCGAACAGATGGTTGATCTGGAGGACAAGTTTATTGATCTAGCGTTTGGCGTCAACGAAATGGAAAATCTTTCTCAAGAAGACGTCCGACAGTACATCCGCTACATCGCAGATCGACGCCTAATATCCCTCGGTATGAAGGGCATATTTAAGGTTAAGAAAAACCCGCTGCCTTGGGTAGACGGAATGCTGGGGGTAACTCACACAAACTTCTTTGAGAATAAGGTAGTCGATTACGCTAAAGGCGCTCTCACAGGAGACTGGGGCGATGTCTGGGGCCAAGCCGCGGAGGGTACCGCATGAAGCACGACGAGAAAGGTAAAATATCAAATGGTAAGTCCTGTGAGATGTGTAAGCAGTTTATGCGCTCACTCAAAGACTACAATTTATGTAGCGGCTGCTCGTCCCTGTCTCAAAAGCTAAACGAACTTTGGCCTGCCCCTGACACTAGGAAGGATAGATATGAGTAAAAGGAAGTGTATTTGTACCCCTAACGAGTGGGGAATAGAGTTATCTGCGCACATTTGCAGTAAATTTACCCATGACGGCATCCTGTCTTTTTGTTGGACGAGCTGCACCGCTTGCGGGCACTCCAAGAGATGCCACGAGGACTTTGATAATGAAGATAAATCGCAATGTACAACACGAGGAGAGGCCCGATACCGAGACGCTCAGGCGAAAAATAGCGGAGCACACTGAAGCGTACTTAGCTGCGGGGGGAAAGGTTACATACCTTAGCAGTGGCCAGACCGGCGTAGATGATCCTAGCACCCCGTCGCATCAATGGAACGGCAGTAGCTTTGAGAGAATAGGTAAAAAGTAGTGTTGGGCCAAACCTTTTCTCTTAATCCACTCACAATCTACTCAGCTTTCATGGGCTTGTCTGAAGAGCAACGCGAGCCCATGACTGAGCTTATTTTGAGTTCTTCTGCTAACACGGATGGGGCATACCTTGGGGACATGGATGGCAGCAGTAGTCTCCATAGGCTGCCTCAATTCTTACCCTTATTTCACTGCCTACCATTAGGTATTGCGGAGTATGCGGAAGAGCTGGGGGTAGATCTCTCTTTCTTCGATGTCCACGTTAGCCGGTCGTGGGGAACAGGGCTTACTGGAGGTGCTTCTATTGCCCCGCACCGTCATTGGCACAGCCATCTCAGCGCCGTATATTACCTAGAAATACCGCCAGATGGAGGGCAAATTATATTCGCCTTCGAAGACATCCAGTCTGAATTTATGCCCGGATTGTTCGCGCAGGAAAATGTGGCGAACGGCGTTTTAACGCGCAATAATGTGCGGCACCGGGCTAAGGTTCCATTCCAAGTGCGCAAAGATATGTTACTTATATTCCCAAGCAAGACGGCACATGAAGTTGCCAGTAATCCGTCTGAGGATAAGCGTGTTTCTGTCGCTATCGACATACTTTTGACGCTGAAAGATGCCACCGGGCACGAGCAGTTTATTCCTCCGGTTTCTCAATGGAGTAAGTTAAATATTCCTTCAGGATCAGTTGACGATTAGCCCCATTATTCGTAGAATGACATCAGCTCATTTGCTAGTGAGCCCGCCCCTGCCACCGGCTAACCTTCGGAATTCTGGCAGGGGCACCTATCCCGAGGAAATGTTATGAGTGGTAAAGGAAGCGGGCGTCGCCCTCGGCTCGTATCTAAGGACAAGTTCTCCGATAACTGGGATCTTATATTCAAACAAAAAAAAGCCCCCGAAAAGGAGGCCGCTGAAATTTCGTTAGAATTATGTGACCAGCGAAAGCAGAAAAAAGATCGCGCCAAGGCTCGCCGCACACATGGCAGTGATTAATCCCACATCAATATAGAACGCCTTACGGGCTGCCCTCTGTCTAGCAGCCGACAACCTAGCTGATCTTATACGCCGTCTTTGCAGTAGCATGTCCTCATAAAAGGGGAGCCCCACTGTAAGGACGATCAGCTCACGAAGCTTCAATTCTTGCTGGGCTGCTTTATGCTTTGCCATAGAGATCTCAAGAGCTCTTCCTTCGACACTGCCTCGCGCAAAAAACTTCAGAGTCTTACTACCTTCTTGCAGCTCTGCCTCGGCCTCTTGTATGGTCTCTTTCCCATCAAAGAATTTAGAGAAGGCCCCGGCAAATTCTGCTATCTCCTTACCCGCCCCAATGCCTCTATGAATAGCGTTGTAAGCTTGTGTGCAGACGGATAAGGCAATGCCGAT